CCCCAAGCTATGCGGCATCAGTAGATTCCAACCGGATTTAACCACATCAAACGCCACGCCACACTGTTGTCCCAGTTGATGAACACCCCTAGCAGGGCAAGGTGGAGTATCAAGCAAGGTATAATCCAAGCCCAAGTCATCCACATTGCTTACCCAGGTAGGCTTTGTTTGACAGTGCACCACATCTTCAAGATTATAGGCCACTCCCTCCACCTTCAAAACAAACCCGTAACTCTCAAAGACTTGCAAAAGCTGCTCACGCAGTGCTGGAGTCCAATCCTGCCTCTCCATAAGTAAAAGCGCATCATCACCGTCATCAAAGATGTCGTACTTAAGGAGGCCAATGTGCTTACAGGCCGCAATTATACAAATGATCATCAGAAGGCAGTTTCCGAGGGCAGTGTTCGCGTCCCCGGACATACGTCCACCCCTACAGACATATGACATACCCCCCAACATAGTGCCAACATTTGTTAATTGTGCTCTAAGCACCTTAGCGAGCCACCCATCGCCAGGGTAGCAAGATTGGTACACTGCGTGCTCAACTTGCAAGACCTCGAAAGAAACGTGCTTATCCCAACGGGTAGCGTCCAATGAAACAATGACAGGATCATTGAACTGGAGCATCTTTCGGTGTAATGCAGCGCCACGAGCCCGCTGATTCAAACCCTTCGCAACCAACCGTGATCTTTGCTTGAGTCCAAATTGCCTCAGACTCTTCAACCCATACAAGGCATGCTCGATAGGTTTCAGATACGTCAGCAACTCAAGCGTGTATTTCGGCGTCCTAAACTGAATGACACGAGGATCTTTCAAATCTTCTGGGTTCGTTACTCTCACCTTTTCCGCTTTCACAAACCCTGTGACACGAGTGTCACGAATAAAATCCAAACCCTCGGCAAGCAAATGCTTCGAAGCCTCTTCATACTTCTTCCGCTTCGCACCAGTGTAGGCCGAACATACTTGATCATAGTCCCATGGAGCAAATGGACCGCTTCTACGGTTAATTTCTGCTATAATTAACCTGGCTGCATCCCTAAGCTCCTGGATCCCCCCAGAAACTGGCACCGGGGTGATGGCAAGGACTCGGTTTACGACACCTCGTCCTTCGTTACAGACACAAGAATCCATAACGGTGCAGGTGGCCGATTCGTTTGCAGTTAAACTAATCAGCCTAAAGACACTACGCTTCTGCTCGTGCACCCATTCAGGAGTTTTCCGGATACGGCATCTGTCCTTAAGTGCGACCGACCTAAACCAATGTTCAGATAAGCCCCCGCCGGAACAGACCGCGGTAACTCTGACTGGGCCCCCTTATTTCTTAGAAGAGGGAGCAATAACCACCCTAGGGCGGCTGAAGCGTGCCAACATTCGATTCAGCGTTGGAAGAACGGGAATACGTCCAGTAGTATCCCCGAACCACGACTGCCGCTCAGTTTCAAAGGCTTCGCCACTGCTTAACTGTCGACTCGTTTCAATGTCCTGAGACACATCCGCGGATCGTAGCATTCGCAGCGCTTCCCTCT